AGGCAAGTTCTCTGCTTTTTTCAGCAAGTGGTTCGGAAAAGAGAAGAAGAGAGGTAGACCTCCCCTTCTCAAGGAACCGTTGCAAGGTGATGCTGCAGTCACGGACGAGCCTACAGGAGACGCCCTCGCGGGTGGCGTTAGTCGTTCTGGCTTCAAAGTACCTCGAGTAGAGTACGAACGAAAGAGACGGTACAAAGACTACGAAAAAATGGATGAATATCCTGAGATTGTTGCAGCGTTGGATGTTTATGCCGATGATGCCACTCAGGAGGACATCAAAAAGAACATGTTCAGCATAGAGACTAGTACGGATATTGTTACTAGGGAAGTNGAGAGATTCTTAGAACGTATTCAGCTGGACAGAAACATTTGGGATATTGTTAGGAACGTGGGTAAGTACGGATGCTGTTTTGTAGAAAATATCATTGACCTAAACGACCCCAAAGCAGGGATTCAACGTATAAAAGTATTGAATCCTAACTTCATATTCCGCATCGAAGATAAGTACGGCTATCTGAAAGAGTTTAAGCAGGAAGTACCAGACGCGGCAACAGGAGAGAGTTCATATGGAGGAGCAGGTGCTTATTCACAGACCCTCGATACTAAGAAAAAGAACCTCATAACTTTAGACAAGAACCAGATTGTTCACTTTAGAAGATATACCTCGGATGCAAATTTCTATCCTTATGGTAAATCTATCCTTGCAGGCGCGGTTCGAGCATGGCGTTCCCTAATCTTGATGGAAGACGCTATGATTATCTATAGAATACAGAGAGCTCCAGAGAGACGCGCATTCTACCTAGAGACTGGTAACCTACCTTCGTCCAAAGTTGAGGCGTTCGTAGAGAGGGTTAAGGCTAAGTTTAAGAAACAGAAACTTTATAACCCGACAACTAACACAATTGACAGTAACTTCAATCCTTTGTCTATTGATGAAGACTACTTCATCCCAGTCAGGAACGGTCAAGGAACCAAGATTGAGACTATGCCTGGAGCACAGAACTTGGGAGAAACTGATGACGTCAAGTATTTCAAGGACAAACTTCTTGCAGCGTTGAAGGTCCCTAAGGATTACCTTGTAGAGAAGGACAAGTCCCCTGAGAGAAAAGCTAACCTAAGCCAGCTTGATGTTAAGTTCGCCAAAACTGTCATGCGTCTACAGAGAGATGTTGAAGTTGGGCTTAATGAGTTGGTGAGAAGACATCTGATGTTGCTTGGATTACCCACTCTTTTTGTGAAGACGGCTAAGCTGGGATTACAATCTCCCTCGGATATGTACGAGAAGAGGAGATTTGAAATAGATGAGGCGCGTATGAGAATTGTTCAGGCGGTAAAAGGTTTGATGTTGTTTGATGACGAGTACCTCCTAACAACTTATTTTGATATGAGCCCTGAGGAGGCTGAAGACATGATTCAGCGAGGCAAGAAACAGAACGAAGCTATGGGCGGAGGGATGCCTGGAGCACCTCCAATGGGAGGAATGCCTCCACCTGGAGCGCCACCCCCTGAAGGGGGAGCGCCGCCACCTCCTGGAGGAGAAGCGGGTGCACCACCTCCACCTGGACAGGAGGGGGCTCCGCCCCCTCCGTGATAAATAATAATTTTTCGGATACTCGAAAAAAGGGTCTATATCTATACTAGATACCATACTGAATGGTATTATAATAATGAACGTACAAGACATCTTCACTTCCAGGGACAAAAATTTTGTCAAGCTCAATATTGCTCAAGATTATCTTAGCAGACTCCTCAGAGAGAATATGACCATATTCAACTTTGATTCTTACAAGAAGACTGCNACTTTCTTAACCGAAGCTGATAGACTTATCAAGTGTTCTGTAGATTTTGAAGATGGNGGGGTTATATTAAGCAAGTTCGATGTAGGAACTGTCGATGATATTTTCTCTGATGATAGAGTAGATGAGCAGGTAAGTAAGAACGTAANCTCCTTCATTAACAACATCAACAGTAACGAATATGGCACTGCAAATATGGATTTAAACTCTGTGTTTGAAGCCTTTAAGGGACGTAGCGAGATTAGTCGGACACGGGCTATTCTTCATAAGAAAATGGAGCGTTTTGGAGACTCCCACAAAATTACAAACTGCGAATCTTACGCAAAGATTATGGAGATGAAGGACAAGTTTGTTAAGTACGTCTCTGAAAATAAAGACGCTCTTATGAATTACGAGGATGTTATCAACTCCGTCAAGCTGTCTCGGATTCTAGGTAACTCGTTCGACGCAGAAAAGATGGATATCGAGGATTTTAAGTCCCAGAAGTCCATCTTTGTTGATTATAACACCAACAAGTCTGTATACGAACTTATTTGCCAACAAGAACTTATTGCTTCTGAACTGGTGGAAAGTAAGGAAAACTTTTCTCGAACGTGGGTCAACAATGACGCCATCCACAAGTTGGCATCGTGCCTGTACGCGGACAAGGAGACGATTGCAAAGACGTTGGAAGAAGCGATTAGAAGCGTTCCTTATCTCGCTCTCGCAACGAAGGCTTCTATTAAAGAGGCGCTCTCTCTGGTATACGAGAGTACCAACGCCTCAATCACCAAGAAAGACACCAAGGAGTTCACCTCTAAGATTTTCGAAATGAAGAAGCCTGTAAAAGAAGCCATTATTGATACCCTAAATGAGAAGTATGGGATAAACGTACAGAACCTACGGTTCTTGCCCTCTTTCACCAACTTAGCTAAAGCTCAATCTGTCTTCTTTGAAACTATCGCTTCAACCGCTAAAGATAATCCAGTGCTCAGAGATACTTTGAAAGAGTTCTCAAACGTACTTCACAAGAAGACAGGAATCCAGACACTGGACGTAAACGACTTCATTACTGAGGTTCTTTCTGAGTCTGGTCTTATTGACGAGGAGCCAATTCTCAAGACCGTTAATCTTGGTGAGGTTGTAGAAGCCCAAGCCTCTAAAGTAGACAGAGAATTAGGCGATGATACAGAGTCTTCCATGGAATTGGATGATGAAGCCGCTGATGACGACGTAAAGAAATTGGACGGTGAAGAGAAAGAAGAAAAGGACAGCGACGGGGAACCTGACGCAGAAGAGGAAGAAGTTGAGGACGCTGGCTTAAACGATTCCGAAATGAAGGATATGATGAAAGAGTTGGAAACTCTGTTCAAGGACATTGATTTCGAAGACCTTAAAAAGGATGAAGACGAAGGCGGCGAGGGCGCTGTCGAAGAGGATGAGTTCTCAGACGTTGACGACGAAGTTACTGAAGACGAAGAAGAGGCTGTCGAAGGTGAAGCTACTCCCGCAACAGGAGCAGACACCGATAGCAATTAATCATCAATTAACCATCCTTGTTTCATCCATGTAGAGATGTACTCGGACCAGTCTCGTCTTATCTGAAACAAAGTCATTACCAAAGTATCCAGAGTTTTAGTACTTTGAGACGTTACTCTGTTTTCTTCAATAACTTTCCTTAGTTCTTCTCGTATGTAATCCAAACGTTCCTGGTCATTTAGACCAATTTCGTTGAGCTTTCTAAGTTCTTCTCTTTTATCTCTCATTTTTTTATTTCCAAGTGTAGTGATTTATAAGCAGCTAATCTTTTTTTAGAGTGCGTGTTTAAGTAGGGTACCTCGTCCATGAAATCATAGATGTACACTTTATCTTTGGTGTCGTGTATTCTCAACGCCCTTCCTAACGCCTGTAGAGTAGCTATCTCTGATTTTAACCCACGAGCGTTTATTAGGTGGGTTATTTCTGGAATATCTATTCCTGTTTGCATAATAGTAGTGCCAATAAGAATGCTTTTCTTGCGGCTCACAAACTTTTGTATGGTGGATTTTCTCGTAGTGAGGTCGTCTTTTCCTTCTAAGGACAAGGATTCGGGGATAAGTGTCTTAAGAGTCTCCAAATGTTTTAGATTTTTTACTAGTATAAGTACTTTTCCTACAGATATACCTTTACAAATATTTTCTATCTTCTCATTTCTCGTAGTGTTATTAGTAATGTAGGAGTCATACACTTCTTGATATGACGTATTCAGAAGGGAATGGTCTTTGTATTCGGGCATTTTCTGGAAATGCACCTCTGGAGGAGTTAGGAACCCCTCTTCTACTAACCCCAACACGTCTACCTCGGATAGGACTGGACCTAGGAAGGAGCGAAGGTTCATTAAGGCGAGCCGTTCCTTAGGAACTGTGGCTGTCATGCCTATTCTATAAGTGGCTTNAGGGAAAGATTTTATAATTTTAGTGGCGAGCTTACCTTTGGAGAACTCATGAACTTCGTCGAAGATTATAAACTCCGACGTATTCAAATGAGTGTGAGTTACTTTGTGTATGGATTGTGAGGTGCATAATGTTATAGGTTTTATGTCTACACCGTCACCGAAAGCTATACCCACATCGAACCCTTGTCCTTTGAGCCATTCATAGGTCTGGAGTAGGAGTTGCTTCTTAGTAAAGAATATAAGACCAGTTCTATCCTCTAAAGCTTTTAATATGCCGCCCAACACAATTGTCTTTCCAGAGCCTGTAGGAGATTTCACTATACACCCTCTGTGTTCAAGAGCCATCTCAACAAGCTCCTTCTGGTAATCCCTGTATTCTATACCACTAAGGTAGGGACTGAGTGCGGGGGAGGGAGTTCTGTTATCCTCGACGGTGTAATCTCGGTTAAGATAAGCTAGGTCCTCTATTATACTAGATAATATACCCGAGCCGAACCTGCCTGTTCTGGAGGAGAAAAACTTCTTTGTACCATCCCAACCCCTGCTTTTGTACTGTTTCGTGTACTTATACCCAGGAATTTTGGCACTGTACTTCTTCTCTAGAGCTTTTTTGAGCTCTGTATCATCTGTAATAAGAAATGAATAAATGTTATCTACAAGAATCTTCAAACTATACTATTATAGTACATATAAGTTAATTAAACCGTGTTAGTTCCTGTAAGTAAAAAGTTGTACATAGAAACGCGCCATGAACTCGGGCGCGAGTGGGAGATGTTTAACGCACCCTCCATGAATTCCAACCCTACATGGGAGCCCGTACAAACTATGGAGGAGGCTTCGGAGTTAGTATTATATGACTCAGGTGAGAGGGGCTCTGTCGAGTGTGTAATTACTAACA